AAAAAAAATTTTTCGCGTAGGACCAACATAACATAAAACTTGACCAAATGCACTTTTGTTGCAATTGGTGTGCCTGACGAATGTTGTGAAACATGCGAGTTAGGAAAATTAAAACGACCGCGCCTATTTACTCGGGCGACATGGGACCGCCACCGACTGACATGGTCGGCGTGGCGCTCGAGACGTGGTACGACGTGACCCGCGAACTCACTGCGGCTGGTGTGGTGCTGACTAAGCTCGATCGGCGCAACATGATCAACTTGGCGATGGCCGCGCAGCACGGCCACGATGCTCAACTCGACATCGAGCAGAACGGACTGAAGAGCATAACGGAGCGCGGTGAAGTAAAGAACGGTAGCTTCACTATCCAGACCACCGCAGCGCTGACCTACCTGCGGATCAGCGCGGCCTACGGACTGACCCCGGCGAGTCGAAACAAAGTCACGGTGGTGCAGAAGGCCGCGACCAACCCATTTGCCGATTTATGAGCAAAGGGTCGAAACCTCGGGCGGTCGACGGCGAGAAATTCCGCTCAGCTTACGAGCGCATCTTCGCGGCCGGCGTTGTCAAACCCGGCGAACCTACCGAGCCGATTCGACCAGGACAAATCGTCGACGGTCACCGGTACCTGGGTGATGGGGCATTCCAAACCGAGAACCACGGCGACTGTGCCGATCCCCAGTGCGACCAGTAGTCAAGCACCCGCACAGTCGGGCGGCGGCGAAGTACGTCGCCGATGTGCTGAAAGGAAAAGTTACCGCATGCAAATGGGTGAGACTAGCATGCGAGCGGCATGTGCGCGACACCGCGTCATCGATCACCAAGTCATTTCCCTACATCTACAATAAGGACAAGGCGGAGCATGTCTGTAGGTTTATCGAACTACTGCCACACGTCAAAGGTAAGTGGGCAAAGCCGGACCCGATCACCCGGCTACCTCAAACGATCAAGCTAGAACCGTGGCAGCAGTTTGTGCTATGCTCTATATTCGGGTGGGTCAAGAAGTCTAATGGCAAGCGCAGGTATCAGAAAGCTCGCATCTATGTGCCGCGTAAAAATGGCAAGTCGATCATCGGCGCTGGCATCGGCATGTACATGCTAGCCAAGGACGGCGAGCATGGATCTGAAGTATACTCTGGTGCTACATCCGAGAAGCAGGCGTGGGAGGTATTCGGACCGGCGAGGCAAATGGCGATCAGTCACCCGCAACTTGCACCCGGGCTAGGCATTACGATCAACGCGCAGTCACTGATCATCGAGCGAGACAATTCAAAATTCATTCCGGTGATCGGTAAGCCGGGTGATGGATCGTCGCCGCACTGCGCGATCATCGACGAGTATCACGAACACAAAACCAGCGATCTCGTCGACACGATGGAGACGGGCATGGGCGCTCGTGACCAACCACTCAGCCTGGTGATCTCGACCGCAGGTGCCGACACTGCGGGACCATGCCGCGAGGATTGGAAATCCTGCGAGCGACTGCTAGAGAACACCGGCGGGTTCGAGGATGAGAACTGCTTTGCCATCATCTGGACCATCGATGACGGAGATAGGTGGGACTGCGAAGCGGCGCTGGTCAAAGCCAACCCAAATTTCGGTATATCAATCAACGCCGACCGGATCATGGCCGAGCTGAAAGTGGCACAGCAAAATGCTAGCAAGCAATCAGCATTCAAAACAAAATACCTTAACCAGTGGGTCAGCGCCAAGGATGGATTCTTCAACGTGTCCGACTGGAACAAGCTCGGCATTGCTGGCACCCGCGAGGACTACAAAGAATACCCATGCTACCTAGCCGGTGACCTAGCCAGCAAACACGACCTTGTGGCGCTCATGCAGTTGTTCTGCCTGCCAGATAAGCGCTATGTACTATTCGGCAAGTACTACCTGCCAGCAACCACGCTCGATCTACCCGAGAACCAGCACTACCGGAACTGGCAGATCAAAGGACACATCGAGTCCGCCGGTGAAGACGTCACCGACCTTGAGAATTTCAAACACGACGCGATCGACCTGTGCCGCGAATACCAGGTACTTGAAATGCCGAGCGACCCAAACCGAGCATGGGGAGTTTTCCCAGCGCTACAACGCGAAGGCATTCCGGTGGTCGAGTATAGGAACACGGTGCTGACCATGTCCGAGCCGATGAAGCAACTCGACGCACTCATCCGCAGCGGCCGCATCATCCACGATGGCGACCCAGTGCTAGCCTGGGCGATCGGTAACGTCACCGGCCGCTACGACTGCAAGGACAACGTGTACCCAAACAAGGACACCGCGCAAAACAAAATTGACCCAGTTGTCGCAGCGCTCATGGCTATAGGTAGAGCAATGACAAGACCGGAAGATGTCGCGGGATCATTCTTTGTCTTTTAAATACTCAGCCTCAGACACTTGGTGGTGTAGGCGACCACGGGCAACCTCAGCAAGCTGGGCAATCATCATCGGGTCATTGATGTATGCTTTGATTCTGGTGCTTCCTTCGTAGTCATACACCCAGAGTTTATTGGACCCGACCGGGTAAATGTATGCACAGACGGCGTGACCTTTCACTTCGCCAGTCTTCAACGATGTGTATTGGTACAGCAACACCTCGGACCACTTCGTCGAGTTTCTCAACCCATAACGCATGGTGATCGCAGTGGGCAAGCACGAGTTGTTTTCCCATTCTACATATTTCTCGGGGTTTCTCGGAGTTGTCGAACACCCGACCACTAGGAAATATAGTGCCAATAATTTTTTCATACCTGTGATTATAATGCTATCAGCTTGACAAGTCTATAATTTTAATACAGCATAGCGTCCAAGAATGTTGCGAAACATACTTAATAAGAGCAGGGGAGTACTATCATTCGCGAATATCAGCGCGATGACTGGCTTGTCATTTCGTGGCAAAAACCAACGTGAGTCGCGTTCTAGCAATGACTTACAAAACGGCATCCTGCACCTTATCAGCACTCCGGCGGCGTCCGGTGCAGTTGTTACTGAGAACACTGCGCTGAACGTCGCCGCTGTTACGGCCTGCGTCCGACTGCTGGCCGACATGATCGCGAAGCTCCCGATTTATCTATACCGCGACACACCCGACGGACCGCTTGAAGTCACCGATCACCCAGGCATTCGGTGTATCGGTGGCATCCCGTCCGAGCTGCACACTACATTCGAGCTACGCCAACTCATGGAAGTATCGAAGGGCCTTGGCGGCAATGGCTACGCTCGGGTCTACCGTGACCCGTTCGGTGAGCCACGGGCGATCCAGTGGCTCAACCCCAACGATGTAACACCGCGCAAGGTGATGCGTCCAAATGGCGAGTGCTATATTTCCTACGAGGTCAAAGGCACCAAGGACATTCTCACCCGCCACGACATCCTACATGTGCGAGGCATCAGCCGCGACGGCATCGAGGGCGTCTCACCGATCCGCATGCTGCGCGAGTCGATTGGCACCTGCCTGGCACAGACCGAGGCCGCTGGCAAACTCATGCGCGAAGGCACCCACTTCCCGGGCTACCTAGTCGCACCACAGGCGCTTTCATCAAAGCAGATGGAAGACGCTCGGACCGAGTGGGACCGCAACACCGCCGGTGCAAAAAATGCTGGTCGCGTCCCGATCATGCACGGTGGTTTTGATTTCAAACAGACCAACGGCATGAGCATGGTGGACGCCGAGTTTCTCGGATCCCGCCGCTTCGAGTTGCAGGAGATCGCACGGTTCTACGGCATCCCGCCCTTCATGGTCGGCGACTCTACGGCCTCGACCACATGGGGGACCGGCATCGAGCAGCAGACGCTCGGATTCTTGAACAACTGCTTGGATCCGCACCTCGTCGCGTGGGAGCAGTCGATGGCCATGACATTGCTTACCACTCAAGAGCAGCAGTCGGGATTCTATTTCCGCTTCGACCGCGACGCCCTGGCGAATGCCGACCTCGCATCCAAGGCGGCCTACTTCCAGACGATGCGCGGCATCGGCGTCTACTCGGTCAACGACATCCGCGAGCGCATCGACGAACGCCGCATCGCACCAACAGACGGCGGCGACGACTACGCGCTGCCATTCAACAACACCGGTGGAGCCGCACAAGCGAAGGCCACCGAACCCGCACCCGCCGCACCATGAAGACTCTCCAAACCATCACTCTCGGAGGCCGCGAGTCACGCCGACTCACGGCACCCATCGAGCTACGCGCCATCGGTGACAGCGAGCAGAGCAACATCATCTTCGGCTACGCAGCGAAATTCAATTCTCGCTCAGGCAACCTCGGAGATCCCGAGCGGCAATTCTACGAAACGATCGCACCAGGTGCATTCGACGATGTGCTGCTAGATGATGTCCGCGCACTCTTCAACCATGAGGCAGATTTGATTCTGGCTCGGTCAAAAAATGGTGAAGGAACTCTCACGCTCGGCATCGATGACATCGGTCTGAGCTACATGTTTGAAGCACCGGACACGCAAGTCGGTCGCGACCTTCTCGTCTCTCTTCGGCGCGGTGACATCGATCAAAGCTCGTTCAGTTTCACCGTCTCAAAGGACGGACAAAGCTGGGTTGAAACCATGGACAAAAACGGCGTCACGGTCTTTGAGCGCACCATCACCAAGGTATCGCGCCTCTACGATGTCTCGCCGGTGACCTACCCGGCCTACGAGGACACCGAGGTCGATGTCCGCTCGATCACCACTCTCATCAAAGATTTTCAACTAGAGGAAACGCCGACCCCGGCACCTCTTGAAAACCACTCCCTAAGTCACTGGCAGCGACGGTGGGGCATCAGCAAGCCTGCCGTCTAACAAAACAAAAATACGACTGCTGTGAAGCAGACGCCCACCACATGAAACTAAAAGAACTGCAAGAAAAGCGCGGCTCGCTGATGAAGCAAGTACGCGAAATCCTCGACTTCGTCGGGACTCAAAACCGCTCACTAACACCTGACGAGGAAACGAAGATCCGCGCCATGGAAGGTGACATCGACGGACTCACTGCATCGATCGACGCAGAGGTCCGCCAAATGCAACGCGAAGGCGCAACACGCAGCACTCCGGTGTTGAATACCGGTGAACAACGCGATGTCAACACGTTCGACTTTAACAAGGTCTTGAACCACCTCTACCGCTCCGCAAAGGGCGGTGCCACAGTCATCGACGGCATCGAGGCCGAGATGATCCGCGAAGGCGAAACAGAAGCTCGTTCCGCAGGCATCAGCGCCGGTGGCATCCTTCTGCCGCGTCTCCTAGTCCGCCGTGAAAACCGCGACATGACAGCGACCGGATCCTCCGGTGGTGAAGGCGGCAACACGATCCAAGTTGAAAAGCGTGGATTGCTCGACGACTTCTTCAACGCGTCGGTTATGCGTCTAGCAGGTGCCACGGTGCTTGAGGGACTCACTGGCAACCTCGACTTGCCACGCCTCATCGCTGGTACCGCCGCCGCAGGAAAAGCAGAAAACGGAACCTCCGACGAAGTATCTCCGACGACCTCTATGCTTCAGCTTACGCCTAAGCGTTTGCCAGCCTACATCGACATCAGCGAGCGTTTGCTTCTGCAATCCTCAGTTGCCATTGAGACGATCCTTCGCGGTCACCTCGCTACGCAAATGGGTGCCACACAAGAAGCGGCATTCTTCCACGGCTCCGGCACCAACGAGGCCAATGGCATCGCTGGCACCTCGGGCATTGGATCCTATGCAGGTGGCACTAACGGACTCGCACCAACGGTCGCAGGACTCGTTGCGCTTGAGACAGCGGTAGACACTGCAAACGCATTGCTCGGCAACTTGCACTATGTGTCCAATGGACAAATTCGCGGTAAGCTCAAAAGCACGGCCATCAATGCAACCTATGGCGACCGGTTCATACTGGGCGACAGCGGATTGCTTAATGGTTACACACCATTGTTCACCAATGCCGTCAGCCGGACCCTTACCAAAGGATCCAGCTCGCTCGCATCGGCGATCTTCTTCGGCAACTTCGCTGACTATGTCGTAGGTTACTGGGGTGGTGTTTCCCTCGAGATGGTCCGCGACAAGACCAACGCGATCAGCGGCATCTATTCGCTCGTCGCCTCGACCTACTACGACGGCGGTGTTGTCCGTCCGAAATCGTTTGCGGCGCAACTTGATGCGCTCGGTGCTTAATTAACACCTACTAGGTGGATCGGGTAACACCGGTCCACCTTTCACTTTCCTATATGCTAGTGCAATTCGTCAGAACCGTATGTGTCCAGGGCATCCACCGTGAGCAAGGCTCAGTGCATGACATGGACCACCTCGCCGCCGCAATCGCGGTGGCAGACGGCGACGCTGTTGCATTCATTACCCCGGCGAAAGCACAGCGCGAAACCGCTGCGGCAAAGCCAAAAACAGAAAACGCCTCGCTAAATGTCTGACCCGTTCTA